GACGTCTTGCGGCGAGAACCGAGAAAGCGGCTTCTGGAACACCGGGAAGTTGCGCGCCAGCATTTCAAGGCGCATCACCTCCCACCGCTCGCCCCGCTTGGTCGGGCTAACCTCGAGCGCATAGCGGGTCAGCAGTCTGGCAACGGTTGGCAGGGTGACAGTGTTGTCGTCGACCACCTGACCGCCTTCGTTCAGTTTTGCCTCTGTCGCCGTCGCCCACGCCACCGCCTCCGGTTTCGTGTTGAATGACGCGCTGATCGGTTTGTGTCCAGCTTTGCGCACGATTGCGCGCCAGCTCTCGCCGCGTTTCTGGTATGTCGCCACGTTTCGGTTCCTTTTGGTATGGCGACCGACCTGGTACATGTTCTGGTACAGTCGCACTCTTAAATTGACCAAATGATACCATGACAGTATCCGTAAATCACGGTTACATCAGGGTTTCGGGGCGAACGGATACCGGATTAGCGTCCTCTCCTGGGCACCAAGCGGCCTTATAGAATAAGGATCTCAAGGCGATTGGTACGAATTTGGTACAGTCGCATCAAATACAGCAGGAAAACATGCAAGCCGGCACCCGTTGCCGGCTTAATTGTATCTGCTCTCTGAAGTTTAAAGGCACCCTCTTTCACGCCGCTCGAATCATTGGGCGCGCATCGCTCCGCACTCGATCCCTCTCGCTTCCAACTTGGTACAGTTGGCGCAGTAAATGCGCCTGAAGCCATTGCTGGCTAGGGATTTCAGCCGGAATGCCTTGGTACATACCGAGTGCACCAATACCAACGCAGAATTTGTATTTGCTTTGCAATCCCGCTGTGGTATCGTTACTATGAAGCGTTAATCGGAATCAGTCGACATGGGTCTGTTCAATGCGCCGGAGACGGATCGCCACTGCATCGGCTGCGAGCACTTCGCGGAGTGGCGCGCGGGTGGCTCGGTCATCCTCTGCATGCATGAGGGAAGGCCGTATGTGCAGGCAATGCCTAAGCGCGGTTGTGTCCATTGGGTTCGTGCCATAGGCGCCGACGACGAAGGTCCGATTCCTGCTGGTGAGCGGACAAGGAGGTGACGCCATGTTCGAGTACCGCAACGCTGAAGCGATTCTAGAAGTCGTGCTGCCCGATCCCGAGAAACGGAATGAGCATGGACACACTGTGTCGGATGACTTCGACCATTTCTGCGACGTCACCGGCTGTCCGAAAGACGATGCTTGGGCGAAGCTGGCGCTTGCGTGGGCTTGGACGTCTCGCTACCGTGATTGACGCGTCTGATTTGATGCTCGCCACACTCCACCCGCGACCGTTCTCCGATCCTGACTGGCTGTTCGAACTCAAGTACGATGGATTTCGATGCCTGATCGTCAAAGCCGGCGAGGATGTGAAGCTTTGGAGTCGCAATGGAAACCTATTCAACGGATCGTTTCCCGAGGTCGTGCAAGCGGTCGAAAGCGTGTCTGGCGACTTCGTATGGGATGCGGAACTGACCGTCGACGATGACACCGGCCGATCGTCATTTGAGCGGCTTCGCCAGCGTGCAGTCACGAAGACGCCGAAGAACGTCCGCGCCGCGGCAAGATCGGACCCGGCCAGACTCTACGTGTTCGACGCGCTATCGATCGGCGGTGAGGACTTGCGAGCCCTGCCACTGCTAGCGCGCAAGGAACGCCTGCGAGACTCGTTCGACGACACGCGAACGCTGATTTACGCAAGTGGAATACAGGGTGCGGGAGATTTTGTCTTTGGGCAGGCTCAGAGCCTTGACCTTGAGGGCATGGTGGCAAAGCGGATGGACTCAACGTATCAGCGGGGCCGATCGCGAGATTGGTTGAAGATCAAGTACCAAGGATATGGACGGCCGGCGGCTTTGGGATGGAGTAGGAAGTAATCGACGCGCGGCGAGAGCCGGCAGGGGGAAGGATGACAGTACGGAATTCAGCACGCTGGCGTTTGCGGCAGAAAATCAGGCGAGCAGTCGAAACATTTGATGCACGGCTTGCCAAGCACAGGCTTCGACGGTTGCCGGCCGCGAAACCCATTATTGAGTACGGAGACGCGCCACTAGTGCGGGCTGATTGACGCGCTGCCGGATGACAGAGGAGAGGGTATGGAAACGTTGTATCAGGAAGTGTCGCTTGATGATGTGCTCGCCTACTTCGCCAAGAGTTACGGCGACAAGAAACACGGCAAACTATGGACGCACGACTCGTTTGTCGACATATCAAAGCGCAAAGTTGTCTTCAAGCTGACGTTTTATGATGAGGACGCGCCGCATAACGCGGGCTGATTGATGTGCGCTCATGGGCGCGGGGAGGCAGGGATGAAACGCGAAGTCAGGAAGCTTTTTGAGAAATTTGCGAGATCGAACCGTATGAACACGCGCGGCCGTCGCGCATACAAACGGCGCTTTGAGCGCGATTATCTGGACACCCTAGCCGCAGTGCGGCGTGCCATCGAACCGTTCGAAGGAAGGAAAATAACAGACGGGTGCAGGATCGACATGCTGGCCGCACTCGGTGCAGTTGGACCAAGTGCGCCCCCGCGATACACGATCAAGTTTGTGGAGCCGGTCGAACGCACAATCAACTTCACCATCACGCTTCCACAAGAAGAGCCGGCAGACTTGACGGCGTCTACTGTTGCGTAGTGCACCATGAAGCCGCCAGAGCATGAATGTCCGCTCAGTTCGCGCTGCGAGCTGGTCAACGACCAGTTGATCGAAGCTCGCGTCGAGTACGTGCGCTCGCTCGAAGAATTGCAGGAGCGACACGACTACTGGCGCGACAAGGCGATCAAGGGGCAAAGAGCACTTGAACAGATCGGCAAGATGGTCGATTATCGCGAAGATGGCTTGCCAATACATGCGGGCGTACCGGAAGCGGTTCGCGAAGCGCTAGGCAAGTAACTACAAGACCAAATACGGGGAAAACATGAGCGCCATAATCCTGCTGATCGTATCGCTGCTGATCTACTTCATTCCGACTTTCGTCGCGCGATCGCGCCGGCATCACAACTACGGTGCGATTGTGGCGCTGAACATCTTTCTTGGCTGGACGTTCATCGGTTGGGTTGCGTCGCTCGTATGGGCGCTGACCGCCACGAAGGCAGCCAGCGCCGCATAGATCAGGCGGCAGCCGCCCCGCTGCCCCAATGGGACCATCCGAAAGCGCGCACGCCGTAGAACATGAGGGCCGCGCGCCACGCTGCAACGCCAGTCAGCAACGACGCCTCACGCAAAACAGCGTCGGCGACATCGCGCGTGACGAGGTGCGTCGAGTACAGAAAATCATGGACGACGCTAGCCTGATTGGCTGCTCCGCCGGCCAGCAGGTAGACCAGAGGCCAGCGCGGCACTGACGCAAGGTCGGTGACAAAACCGGCCGGCACGGTGAACGTCTGCCCTGCTACGTCGGACTGGTAGACAACCGACTCATTCAGCCGCCAGGTCGGCGGCGACTCCTTGATCAGATCCGCGTCCAGGTCGCCGGATAGGAACTTGCTCATTGCAGCGGCGAACCAGCGAGCGGCGTCGATGCTGCAACCGGCGCCGTGGCCGTGACGGCAGGAGCGAGGCTGATCGCAATGTTGAACGCCAGCACGCCAGTATCAATCGCTGCGTCGGCGGCCCTGATCTTGTCAGGCGACAGCGACGACGAGTCCACCAGCGACTTGACGAGCGGCAGCGTCGCATTGACGACCGACTGCAGGTCCGGTTTGGCGACCGACGCGCCGGCAGAGCAAACCTTGTCGACTGCGGGCTGAACGGTATCGGTCAGCGTCTTTTCAGCGCCGCCGGTGAATACGCCGTCACCCTTCAGGATGGCGATTTCGCCGTTAGCAGCGCCGCATGCGATGCTTACCTGCTGAGCGAACGTGAGCGTCGGGGCGCCGGCGCATGCGGAGAGCGCGAGCGCAACGAGGCCAGCCGCAAGAGCGGCGAGAATCTTCTTCATGGGATTGTGTCCAGAGAGTGCCGCGGCGCGGCGGGATGATTACTGCGCGGGAGTTGCGGCTTGCTTGGCAGCGAAACGCGCGTTCACGTAGTTGATGGCAGCATGAGCGCCAGCCACCACCACGCCGGCGACGAGCGACGAAACGCTGGCGGGCACCGGCACATGAAATGCCAGGCCAAGCGCCCATTCAATTGCGGGCATGAGCGTCGCTGTCGAGATCGCGACGCCGCCGGTGATGACTGCGGAATTTTGGGCCATGAATGCTCCTATGCTGCGTGGTGGATGACTTCTGCGGCCGAGAACTGGTAGCCCTCTTTGCCGTACTTTTGCGCGATCCAGATGGGGAAAGGCAGCGCATGCATGCCCTCATCTTTCCCGATGTGGTGCGCCTTGCAGAGCAACATGCCATTGACGGTCATGTCGTCGACAAACTGCGTCCAGTCGGTGAAGTTGTCCCAATCGAACGCCTTTATTGCAGCGCCCCATACGCCCGCTTGCGCGTCGAGCTTGAAGCGGTCCCAATCGATCATTTCGGCGAACGAGCGCTCGATCGGATGGTGATGCGCCTCGAGCGGATGGCCGCTTTGTTCCGCAGTCGCGTTGCAAACGAAGCACCGGCCGCCGTCGCGCGCGATCAATTGCTTGCGCGTGCGCTCGAATAGAGCCGTCGTCTTGCGCGGCTCGTGGCCCGGGATGTTGACGGCGACGGTCAACGTCTCTTTCTCTTCGTGAATTTGGGTAACGTCGGTCATGTGCGGGCGCAAAAAAACCGCCCGGAGGCGGCTTGTGGAACAGCAATTCCGGCGGCAAGAGGCTGCGCCGCCGGTGATCAGATGCCGAGCGCGTTCTTTGCAGCGGCGTAAAGCGCGTCGCGCTCGCCCTTCCCTTTCATCGCGGGGCCATTGATCCGGCGCGTGATTGAGTCGAATGCGCCAGCGTCGGCCAGCGTGTTGCAGCCGTGCTCGACCCAAAACCAGCCGGCCGACAGAGCGCACAGCGCGGGATCGGCGCGCAGCTTGTCAGGCGCCGTCACCAGATCGAGCGAAATGTCATGTCCGAATGCAGCGAAGTTGTCGTGAAACGTGAGCTGGATCAGACCTGAGCCGCGGTATCGCCAGCCGTCGCCCGTCATGCTGTCGCCGTTGCCGTACTGGTTCGCGTACACGATCGACGCGATGCGCTGCTGGCGCGCGACCGGCACAAACGGCTCATTGGGCTGCCGCCCGAGCGTGTTAGCCAGCGCGAACGGCATCTTGCGCGGCCACGTCGCCATCAGGCCCGGCACGCCGTAGTTGAACGACTCCTGCGATGCCGACAGACCTGCGCTCTCGTGGCCCACTTGCGAGAGAAACGCAGCGATACGCAACGGCGTGCTTACCGAGTAGCGATCGCATGCGGCTTGCAAGGGGGCCGCGTACTTGGCGGCATTGGCAGCGCTGGCACCACATGCAACCTGAAGCAGTGCTGGCGTGATGGTCATGGCTTGTCCGCCTTGAGATCCAACTTGTCCTCGATGCGCTCCAACTTCGCGAACACCGCGCCGATCGTCTTGTTCAGGTTGTCGAGCGCCTTTTCAAGCGTGTTCGACGTGACGAAATTCTCGGCACAGTGCAGCTTGAATTCAGCCAGCGCCGTCTCTGCGCGCTCAACGCGGGCGTGAACGGTGCGGAATAGCCACCAGACGACCACTCCTGCGCCGCCGGCAGCCGTGAGCAGCCAACTGTTCAAAACGTTGAGATCCATCGGGCTTCCAAAGAAAAAGCCGCACTAGGCGGCTTGGGGGTTGCGATACAAAAAACTTCTTGCGTTTGCGATACCGCATTAGTATCCTTCATATCGTCATAACAACGAACGCAGAACGGAGCAAACGCCATGAAACACACGACACCAACGTTAAACACCCGGTTTAGCTGGCTCGCCATGCTTGGCAGGCGAAAAATTTTGTCCGCGTCGGATACTGTCACGGTATCTGTTTCGTGCGCGTTCGTGGTCTGCGCAACGCTGATGCTGTCCGCTTGCGGCGGCGGTGAATCGCCTGCGAAGCCTGCCACAGTGAAAACGGTCGCTCCAGCGCTGATCCCTGCGTCCGCTGCATCTGCTGCTGAGCCTGCATCTGCGCCTAGCTCGTCGGATCAGGCTGCGTCAGCACCCGTTGCAGCGTCCTCGCCTGCGCCGGCGTCGAGTCCGGTCGCATCGGCGCCAGCATCGACTCCGGTCGTCAACATTGACGTCTATGGCGATGACCAGATAACGGGCCTTGCCATTGACCAGTACGGCTTCATGTCGATGGTCACGCCAAACGAGCCGACCGCGCTTCAGGCGCTGTTGCGGCAGCAGTTCAACGACACCGGCATCACCGTTTCCAGTCATGCGACTGGCGGCACGTCTAGCAGCCTCTACAACGAGTTGCGCGGTATGGATGGGAACGGCGACCCATTCGCCAATCGCATCAAGTTGTCGGCGGCGCACATCGTCATCGAGAGCCACACGCTTAATGACGCGCTCGGCGGAGAAACGCTCGCGGATTACCGCCAGTACCTGGCCGATTGGGTTGTGGCTGTGAGAGCAGCGGGAAAGCTGCCTGTTCTTGAAGAATCTGGACCGGTCTGCGATTCCGATCATCCGCAGCTCGCCGCATACGTGCAGGCAATGGACGACGCGGCTACTGCTTACAACGTGCCGATCGTCAAGCAATACGAATACATCAGCAACATGCCGGGCTGGAAGTCACACATGACGAGTTGCATGGTGCCTGACGCCTATCTGGACAGCATCAAAGCTCAACGCGAGGCCGATGTGGTCGGCCAGATCGTTAAATCACTCATCGGGGGATGAAATGAATACTCGAGAATTTGCACTGGCGGCCCTTCTTGCAATCGCCGCGACCTCAGCGCGCGCAGACTACATTAACGACTATGTGCAGGGTGAGATCGGCATCGGTGCTGCGCACTACACGACGCAGGACGGCCGCTGGTATCAGCAAGGCATGCCAAACGGCGATAACAAGCTGACGAGCAAACCGCCTGCATTCTCACTTGGGCTGACCGGCCCGCTCGTCACGCGCGGCAAGTGGGGAGCCGACTGGCATGCTGAATACGTGAATCTCGGGCGCGCAGCTGCGTCTTGCGCATGCACGCCGATGGACGAGAACTACAACGCGAACTCGCATCAGTACCATAAGACCTTCGACGTGCCACAGGCGTACTTCACTGGCAGTGGACGATCCCAAGGCGTTGCACTGACCGTCGAGCCGTATTACTGGATTAGCGGTGTGCGTGTCGGCGTGGAGGCCGGCGCGTACATCCACCGCGATAGCTGGTCAGAGGACGTCATCGGTTGGCAAGTTGTCGGCAGTGGAGCGCCGCAGAATCTGCATCTGTCGGACGCGTTCTGGTCAGTCTCGCCGGTTGTCGGCGCGTCGGTCGGCAACGGACGCTTCACGCTGTCCTATCGGCATTACTTCATGCGCGTCAGCAGCGAAAGCCGAAGCGTTCCGCCTCTGTGGAACGATGCGGACATGCTGGAGGTGAAGGTTAAGTTTTGACGGACCAGCGCGCTCGTTCTGATGGAAACGTCCGGTTATGACAATTCCGCAGGGAGGCCTTATAATCGCAACTCTCGGGGGAATAGTCATGAGCTATATAGAAAGATTCGAAAGTGTTGGAGACAATTGCGAGTTCGGATTTGTTCAGCGCGCCTTTGGGTCGGAGTCGGGCGGGTTGTTCAAGTGGGCCTTTATTCCAGATTACGCAGATCTCGTAAAGACGATCGAAGGCGATTTCAGTCAGTTTTATCGTTTTGAAAATTTGGTTCCGACATGGTCAAACATGGTGGAGGACAAGGGGTGCAAACTCTGCTTCCACACGGAGATATTTTCCTCAAGGGAAACAGAATCCTCACCATGGGTATTCAACGGAACGCACGAGGAACAATTCGACATCTATTGCCGCGAGATAGAAAAAATGCGCTATCTAGTTGGCAAGTTCAAAGAGGGAATCGCGTCTGGGAATCGTATTTACGTCGCCAAGAAAAACGGAAATAGCCCGATGCAGCATATTAGGCGTCTGCAAGATGCGTTGGATCAATACGGTCGATCTACGATTCTCTTGATTACGGAGTCTCAGCCATACATGCAGCCTGGAACCGTGACTCAAGTAGGAGATCGACTCTGTGTCGGGTATATTGACCGTTTTGCTGATTACGGACAGGCCGATAATATCTCTCTGAAAATATGGACTTCTATTTTGGAAAGGGCGAATAATCTGTTTCCAATTAGATCATCGCCCGTCGAAACAGATCTTCAGGCTACGTCTGCGGGGCTGTCGGCCATGCTGGATGCGGCTGCGTAAGGTCAACACGGCTTAGGCTAACGCGATATTGCTTCCATGCTGCAAGGGACGACTGTTCGCTAGCGCTGGCTATTCCGAGATCTGCCGCGTCCTGTAAAGGTGCAATCGCCTGTGCTGCTGACTGCATCATGGTCGTCCGCTGCGCAGTGTTGGTCGCTAGAACTTGCTCGGCCGTAGGCGCGGGCCGATCGAAATTTTTAGGCTCCCCGTCTGCATCTAACCCGATCAACTGTCCATTTTGCACACCGTTCAGCAGTTCTGCATATTGGTCGCCCGAAATCTCAACAGCGTCTTCCGGAAGCTGATCGTGTATGGCGTCGCTATAAAAGCCGCTTGTTGAAGGTGAAAAGTAATGTGTCATGTTAGTACCCAATGCAAATATATCCGACCTGTTCAGTCGATGTGCCATAGTTCTGAATCGTAATCTGGCTCTTGTTCGCGTTCGGGTTCGCATTAACCGCCGCGTTCGATCCGCCGGCAAAACGACTTGCGATAGCAGTTAAAGCGCCATTTGGGAACGTCTGCGCCATTGTGTAAGACGCTGATGAGTTCGCAGGCGCGGAAACCGACCCGAAATTTACAATGATCGTTCGATAGACGCCTGAAGTCATCGGAACAGAGAAATATCCGGTCGCCAGAACGGTGCCTTGGAACTGATCCAGACGCACAGCCAAGGTATTCAATGTGCCCTGCGCTACATTGAACGTTTGAGTTGCAAGGCCTGCAAGCGCGGCATATAGGCCATTGGCCTGCCCAAGTTGAAGCGCATGCTGGCTCTGCGTGGCGGTGGCGACTTGGACTGCCCCACCGGTCGAATCGATCAGCACATACGATCCGCCGCCGATCGAGCTATTCCACTGCAACCAGACATCGCCGTTGACCGCAGTTTCGCCACCTTGCAACGCCGAGTGAGCAGAACCGACCACGGCAACCGCGCCGAGGCCATCGTTGAACGTCAGCGCGCCAGTGTTCGCGGCCGGCGCCTTGTAGCGCAACACCATGCCGTCAGTGCGCGTCGTGATAGGCGGGCTGAATGCAGCGACGTGCGCGTTTGCCGTACCGGTCGCAACCGCATACAGGCCGTTCTGCTGGATCATCGACAGCAAACTGGCCGTCAGGAAAGGCGCGCCGCTGTACTGGCTGATGTTGGCCGACGTGATAGTCGAGGCGCCAAACGGCACTGTGACCACCCACAAGCCATTGAAGCCGGCGTCGGGCGTCGGCGTGATCTGCGAGCCGGTCGTAGCTGCGACGCCGGCCTTCAACTGAAGCTGCACCGTGTTGTCGCGCGCGGTCGTCTGGGACGTGCCGGTGCCGTTCGGCCCGTTGTATGCTTGCGACGGGTTCGACGCATTGTAGTAAGGCAGCACAGTCGATCCAGTGTCGACCTCTTGAAACGCGCCCTGGATCAGGTAGTTGATCGAGAAGCCAGCCGTTCCCGGCGCGGGGCACGAGAAGTTCTGCGCGTCGAGCAGGATGCCCTGCTTCATGATCTGGTGCGCGTCGGCGCTCAGCGACGACCATGCGCCAGTGTCGATCGCTTGCAGCGAGTACGCGCGGCCAGGGTTGACGTTGACCGTCATGCCAGCCGGCGCAGTCGGCACGCACGCGAGCCCCGAGAACAGCGTCGACGTGCCGAGCATGTCTTGCAGCACGTGGCCGATTGCGGTCAGCACGTTCTTGTTCGTCAGGAGCAGGTCGGTTTCAAGAGGAACCTGACCCGCATATACGGTTTGACGCTTCATGTAATGGCTTCCACAAAAGAAAAGCCCCGCTCGATGGCGGGGCTGTATGGGTGAAATGCGGTGTCGGTCGTTAGCTGCTGATGCGCATCCAGACGATCGTTGCGGCCGGTATGACACTAGCCACTGCGGCGAATATGTCGGCGTCCGTGACCGACTGCTGAACCTGACTCAGGTCTGCGTACTCTCCGCGCGAAGCGGTGCTGTATCCAGATGGCGAACTGCCGTAGCCAGCGACGAACGGGATTCCCGTTCCAGATGGCCGGTACGCAGTCACGAACGCCTGATACTGGTGCAGCAGCGAACCGTAAGCGCCGTTGATTCCGTAGCCGGTCGTTGGGATGCCATAGCCGCCAGTATCGAGCGGCCGGCGCGGCTCCACGATGAGCGGCGCGCGCCCCGTCAGCGTCGTGAGCACCTGCACGACTGCCTTGCGCGTAGCGCGCTCGCGGAACAGGTTCACCGTGATTCGGTTGCGAAACGCGGTGTCGCTCTCCCCTGTCCTGCGCGGCAGCGTCGAGCCGAAGAAATCCGCCGATATGATGTCGAGCCAGCCGTCCGTCGCCGTGGCGATGCGCAATTGGAGCTTTGCATATGCAAGCACCGCGTACACGTTCGCGAAGATGGCCGCGAAGCCGTTGAGCAGCGCCGTCAGGATTGGCGGTGCATCGCCGAACCAGCCGCGCGGCAGGAGCGCTTGCAAGCGCCCCAACATGTCCTGCTGATCGCCAGTCGCCATTAGGTCACCGTGATAGTTGCCGCTTTCACGACAGTTTTTGCATCTGCTGTCACATCGGACGTTCCACCGTTCAGCGTCACACCTGTGACGTTCGTCACGCCCGGCGAAGCGTCATACGCGACTTGCGCGAGACGCGAATACGCCAGCGGCGTGCCGAGCGGCAGCGTGTTGATGTAGTTCTGAAGCGCGGTTTGAACCAGCGCCGCGACGGTGCTGTGCGTGTAGCCGGCTGCCGTGGCGATCGCCATTGCGACGGTTGCAGTCACGACGATCGGCTTCTTCACGTCGAACGTGCTCGTGAATGGCCGCACCGCGTCGATCGCGTTGTAGACGGTCGAAACCAGCGTGTCAGATGGCACGCCCGAGCCGTCGTCGACCACCACATAGAAATACCCGGGCTGATAGACACCGCCGTAGGTGTAGTTCTCGGTGATCGTGTATGTCAGACCCTGCTGCAGCGACGTGATCGCGTTACCGATAGCTGCTTTCGTCGCCTTCGACAGGCTCAGCAGCCACGTCTGAAACCGCGCGAGCGCGTTGGCGTCCGTCTCCGCGTCAACCGCGTTCGTGAAGGCCGCGGCGTTCGTCACCGTATCGACGCCGGGGACCGACTGGGAAAGCTGCGTGATCGTGTTGGCGAGCACATTGCCGCCGGTGCCGGCCGTTACGGCTGTCACCGTGACACTGAGGCTTGCCGCGCCTGCCGCCAGCACATAGCCTCCGAGCGCCGCGCTGTATGCAGGATTCGTCGTGTCGGTGTTGACTGTGAATTGCTGCGTGCCATCCGTCGTCTGCACGACGGTTCCGACCGGAACGACCGCCTGCGACGTTGGCGTGAAGCGCGAGAACGTCACCGTGCCGGTCGCATACGACGCAGCCAGCCGCGCAAAGCCGAAGTCAGCGAACCACGAATCGAGATCCGATCCTGTCGACGTCGATGCCCGCGTGAGCGCAAGCATTTGCAGGATCATGCCTTGCAGCCAGAGCGCGATTCCTGACGCTGCCTCGCCAAGCGCGCGGAACACGGTGCCGATGTTGAAATTCAGGATCGCGGACGTCACCGAACCCTGCACCGTAGACGCAAAGTTTTGAAGCATCTGCGTCAGCGATTGCGTCTGTACGTTTGCCATTTATTGATTGATGTCGAAGGATAGGGTCGATACCTGGCCCGTCACGGCGTCGGCATACTGGATCGTCACCGCGGCGCCGTTGTTGAACGGCGTTACCGTGACAACCGGCGTCGGGGATGTGGCGATGCCTGCAATCGTCTTGATCGTCGATTGAATCGTGCCGCGCAGCTCTGACGTGTTCAGCGTCTTGCCGATGCGCCGCGGAATGCCAGCGCCGAAGTCTGCGTGCCAGGTGTAATCTGGCGAGGCTATCGGGTTGCCGGCCGAGTCGGCTAGCTGCGGGTTCGTCATCAGCGCGCGGAGCAGTTCCTGTTGCGCGAGCGTGTCGTCTTCGGCGACCGACAGATCGCCGTTTGCAGCAATCGACAGGTCGTTCGACCAGAAATGATTGAGATCCGGCATTAGCCGCCCTTTACCGTTGATGTCATGTGGCCGCTGCCCATCTGCTGATTGGGCGCCTGCGTTACAGATCCGGTTTCGTTGTGCGTGTGCCCGTTGAAGAGCGACATGAACGCCGAGGTGACGAACTGAAGCAGGCTTTGCCCGCTCGCGCCTAGCGTGATCGCTGGAGCCGTAATCGATGCCGACGACGCAGACGTGACTGATGCCGCGCCAGTGACGTTCGCGCTCATGCTGCCGCCTACGGTGGCGCTCAGATCTGATGCCGTCACCAGCTTTACAGTGCCGTCATTGCCAAACTTCAGCGACGACCCTGCCTTGTGAACGATCCACGTCTCACCGGCCGGCACCGCCGGCGGCACGTTCACGTTCGAGAAAAACCGCCCAACGATCTTCGGTGCTGCGTTCGATCCGTCAGAAAACGACACCATCACCATGTCGCCAATGTTCGGTGCCGTCAGCACGCCGAAGCCATTTCCCACACCTACCGCGCCGAGCGGAATCCAGCCGGTTTCGGTGTAATCCGAGTCGCCAACGCCCTGAAACGTGACCTTGACCGAGTGCGTCGACGCGTTGTAGCTGCTGATCTGCGCCATGCGCGGCTTGGGAATGCGGCCGGCAGCCGCCTCCGCATGCGAGCGCATGGTGTTCGCTAGTTCGTGGTAATTCATCAGAGCGGGACCGCCTGTGAGGTTGCAGCGTGGTTCTTGCCGTGTACGGTCATCTCAAAGCCGCCGTCGAACGACATGCGGCGCACGATCTGCGACGGGTAATACGTCTGGTCGAATGCCGTGCCGGTGCCCGATACCTGAATGACCGTCTGCGCATTCAGCGTCACGTCGCCCGGAATGCGGCATGAGAACTTCATCTCGTGCGCAACGATCAGGTCGTATTTCTGCTGTGCGATCTGAAGCGCGCGCTGCTTGTCGATGTTCGGATAGAAAAACGTGAACACCTGGCCGCCGCCGGCCGTCGTCGCCTGGCCGGGCTGCAAGCTGCCGACCTTCTTCGGCGGATATGTGGCGTTGAAACCGTACTGGTTCTTGTCATTCCACGACCGAACGATGACCGTCACGCCGCGCGAGACCGTTAGCGTGCGCTGAAACTGCATGTCCTCGACGTTGCCGGCCATCGCTCGATAGTCAAGCTGCGTCGGATTGACCTGCGTCCAGACGATCGGGTAAGGCGCAGAATCGGCGGCCGGTGGCGGCCCGAAATACAGCGTCTTGTCCTTCACGGTAACGATGAAGCCTTCCTGCTGCGCGAGAAATGAGAGGATGTCCCACTCCGTGCGCTCATCCATCAGGTTGACGTGCTCGATGTCGTAGTAAGCGCCGGCTTTTGTCTTGGTGGCGGTCACTTGCGGCGTCAGTCCGCGGCGCTTCGCGAGCGTCGTTGCGATCTGGCTCGACGTCTGGTTCTGGAACTTCTCGGTCGTCTTGGTATCGATGAAAA